AATCTGGTCCTCCCTCATTGGTGTCATCTGATGGTGATTTCAATTTTGGCGGTATGCCAGGTTTCGGATTAGGAGCTGCTGGAGTTGGTTATTCTGACAATGCGACTGGATATGGTGCGGGTGGTGGCGGCGGCGGGGCGTCGGGCGCCGGAATTTCGGGAGGAACCGCTGGTTCCGGTGGTATTTGTATCATAACATGGTATCGATAGGAGTAAAATAATGTTAGTTAATTATTTACTTTTAGATTCTAATAACGTTGTAGTAGAAGCGCCACTATTTGATACAGAAATCAACAACGGTGAAGTTCCAGACTTTATTTTAAATAGACCTTATCTTTCCAGAATAATAAAAGATTATACCGGAATAGTCCATGTAGGTGCTACTTGGGATGACGAAACTCGAAGTTTAATAATATCACAAAATCTTTCTAATACTGTTAGTAACACTGTTACTGAATCCGTTCCTGGTGGTCCTGATGTCATTGTTGAGTAGACCTCTTACTTTAGGTAAGTTGAATGGTACTATATACGATTTTGAAAACATTGGTGATGAGTTGCCAGCACATATACATGACGAATCTAATGTTCATATATCTATTGTAGCTAGAGGAAAACTCTATGCATATGGACACGACTGGGAAAAAGAAATATCATCTGGTGCTGTCCTGGACTGGAAACCAGGAGTATATCACGGTTTCAAAAGTTTAGAGCCCAATTCTCGTCTAATCAACATATTAAAATAACACTAAATACTAATAATAAGAAAAAAGGAAAACAAAATGGCGATCACATACTCTTGGAAGGTGACAGGAATAAAGACACAAACTGTCAACGGTATTCCTAATACTATAGTTCATGCCGACTGGGAAAAAACTGGTGTTGATGAAGATGGTACTAGCGGTACATTTAAAGGCGCCACTCCATTTCTTCTTAATGGTATTTTAGGTGATACTTTTGTGCCATACGAACAAATAATTGAACAACATGTTATTAACTGGATCATCGCATCATGTGAAGGTACATATGGTGTTGAAGTTGATAAACAGATCGCTAGACAAATTGAAGAATCAAAAAATCCAGTTGAATCTGTTAATCCTCCTTGGCAAACTAACTAAAGGTAAGATATGTCACAATCTCAACCTGCTAACAAAGAAGAACTTAAAGATTTCTGTCTAAGACAGTTAGGATATCCTGTTATTCAGATTAATGTGGACGATGTTCAGGTTGATGATGCTGTAGAACTTGCTCTAGAATATTGGAATGAGTTTCATTTTAATGGCACAGAACGCACATATGTTAAACATCAAATAACATCTCAAGATAAATCTAATCGTTATGTAACTGTTTCTGATTCACTAATAGGTGCCACCAAAGTGTTCAAGGTGGGTCAGAATAAGATGGCCATGAACATGTTCGATCTTCGCTATCAGTTGCGTCTAAACGATCTGTGGGATCTATCATCCACATCTTATGTCAACTATTCATTGACAATGCAGCATCTACAAACACTCGACCTTATCTTCACGGGCGAAACTCCAATTCGATTCAATAGACTGACTGACAAACTTTATATCGACTTTGATTGGGACTCAGATATTGCAGAAGGCGAGTATATTATTATTGAAGGATTTGTGATCACTGATCCGACGACATATACACAAGTATGGAATGATCGTATGTTGAAGAAACTAACTACAGCATATGTCAAACGCCAGTGGGGTCAGAATATGTCTAAGTATGATAAGATGCAACTACCAGGTGGTATCACTATGCGTGGTGCTGATATATTTGCTGAGGCAGTAAACGAAATAGCACAAATTGAAGAACAAATTCGCAATACTTACGAATCACCTCCAGGATTCTTGGTAGGCTAATGGCAGTAAACAGATACTTTAATCAGTTTCCGGGTCAAAACAGATTCAATAACGAATCCATGCTTATGGAAGACGTAATAAATGAGTCTATTCAAATCATGGGCCATAACTGTTATTATATTCCTAGAGAATCGTTTGACAATGGTGATATGGTCTTTGGTGAATACAGCAAATCAAAGTTTGATAAAGCATATATGATTGAGTTGTATCTAGCTAATGTTGAAGGATTTGAAGGACAAGGTGATTTCTTTTCTAAGTTTGGTTTAGAAATTAGAGATACATCTAACTTCATAGCATCTCGTCGTGCTTTTGCCAAGTATGTTCCAACATATGCTAGAATTAGACCTCAAGAAGGTGATTTGATATACGTTCCATTACTACACAAGATGTTTGAAATTAAGTTTATTGAACAGGAACTTATGTTTCACTCACTTGGTAAAAGACTACCATATGTTTATGAAATGCGTTGTGAAGCATTCCGATTCTCACAAGACGAAATTGATACAGGCATTGATGAAATTGATCAAGTAGCAGCAGAAAATTCTTATACAGAAAGATTAGTTCTCAATACAAACGGAACTGGATTAATATATGAAGAAGACATTGTTTATCAAAGTCCTGATAGAACATTCGCTAATGCAACGTCATACGGTACCGTAAAAGATTGGTTCAAAGCAAATGGTTCACTATTCATATATGATATTACAGGATCCTTTACAGCAAACGCAAACGTATATGCCAAGTCAACTAATGCAGTTTATAGATTGGCATCAACAGACGATCTAACTGATTATGTAATTTACGATGTTTATGATAATAAAGGTCTTGACACTGGTTCAGATTTAATACTGGATCTATCAGAAATTAATCCATTTGGTGTACCATAATGTTACATAATCCACATTTCTACCATAAACTAACTAGAAAAGCAGTAGTTCTATTCGGTAGAATTTTTGATGATATCAGCGTTGTTAGAAAGAATGATCAAACTGGCTCAGAGGTCAGTCGTTTTCGTGTGCCTATTATATATGCTCCAAAAGAGAAGATGGTCACTCGTATAATGTCCGATCCCGATCTATTAAGACAGGTACAAACAATTCTTCCTAGAATGAGTTTTGAAATCACAGGCATATCATATGACTCACAGAGAAAACAAATATCATTACTAAGAGCAGCAAAATCAAATACAACATCGCATGTTACTTCTTCATACATGGGTGTGCCATATGATATAACATTTTCGTTAAATGTATATGCCAGAAACATTGATGATGGAACACATATCATCGAACAGATTTTGCCATTCTTCAATCCAGATTTCACAGTAACAACGAACATGATACCTGATCTAGGTATGCTAAAAGATGTTCCTATTATTCTCAACAGTATATCGAATCAGATTGAATACGAAGGCGATTATGATTCTGTAAGATATGTTTACTGGACACTAAATTTCACTATGAAGACATACTACTATGGTCCAATTTCTTATCCAAAGATCATTCGCACCGTATATGCCAATATCTATAACGATCCTGCATTACAGTCGGGATATATAACAAGATTGAATCTATCCGCAGCAAATGGTGTATTCAAGTCAGAAGATTTGGTATATCAAGGCAATTCCTATAAGACTGCAACAGCATATGGGGTTGTTGTAAATTATAATCCAAATACATATAAATTAGTATTGGGTGCTACACAGGGACAGTTCACTGTCAATAATGCCATTCATGCGATATCAACAAATGCAACGGCAACTATTGATTCTTTTGCTGTTAATCCTTTGAAACTGACAGAAATCAAAATTACTCCTGATCCTTCTACGGCGGAACCTGATGATGATTATGGTTATACAGTTGATGTGACAGAGTGGCCAGAAACGGAGTTATGATATGGGCGTTGAAAAAAACTTATCGGATGCTCTTGGAATAGAACACACATCTATTGAAGAAAAGAAGCAGGAGGTTATAGAATATCTTCCTCCTGAGTCTGATATTCCTGATGAGGATGAAGATTATCGTTTAGTTAGAAATACATTTCGTGATCTAATCAAAAAGGGGAACGACGCTATTGATGAAATCACACAAATCGCTAGACAAAACGAAAGCGCAAGAGGTTTTGAGGTTGTTTCTAATCTCATCAAAACTGTTGGCGAAACGTCCAAAGACCTATACGCCCTACAAAAACAAAAGAAAGACCTGAGAGAACCAAATCCAGATTCTGATCCTCGAAAGAAGAATACGGAGTCTATCAATGTGGAGCAAGCTGTCTTTGTAGGATCGGCAGCAGAACTGTTGTCAGCTATAAAGAAGCAAAGAGAAGATGGCCAGAACACCGTTTAGTTATCAGAATAATCCTAATCTACCTAACGAGCAATATCGACACGCTTTCACACAGCATGAATTAGACGAATATCTAAAGTGTGCTGATGATCCTGTTTACTTTGCTAAGAAATACATCAAGATTATTAACGTTGATCGTGGTTTGATTCCGTTTGATATGTGGGACTTTCAAGAGCGTATGTTACAAACGTTTCATGATAATCGTTTTTCTATCTGCAAACTGCCACGTCAGGTTGGTAAGTCAACTACATCGGTTGCTTATATTCTGCATCAGGTTTTATTTAACGAGAACTTTGTGGTTGCTATTCTAGCTAACCGTGCTCCTACTGCTAGAGAACTACTCCAGAAACTAAAACTAGCATTTGAATACTTACCTATGTTTCTCAAGCAAGGTATCAAGGAATGGAACAAGGGTTCTATCTATCTTGCTAATGGTTCGAGAGTTCTCGCTGACTCGACTTCAGGATCATCTGTTCGTGGTTTCTCGTTTAACTTAATCTTTCTGGACGAGTTTGCGTTCGTACCTAATAACATTGCCGAAGACTTTTTCAATTCAACTTA